AGTTGCCCTGAAGCGATTCGCCGCAGCGATCAGCGAAGTTGACTTGGATCGCATCAGTTCTCTTGGCAGCGCGTTTGACAACGTAAAAACTTCTCTTGGCGGCCTTGGGCAGTCAATCGTTTTGCCATTCGCTGGCGCAGTCGAAGGCGCATCAAATCTATTCGCAGACTTCATTGGAACTGTCACCCGGCTGGCCCAGGCTATCGGCACAGTCCTGACGCCAATACTCGATAAGCTTGGCGCGGCGTTTGCCAAGTTTGGCGGCGTGTTCGGCGCTATCAATGAATACCTTGACTCATTTGGGTTCACGTCCATCAAGGCTGCCGGAAACGCCAAGGAGTTTCGGGCTGAAGTCGAAGAGGACGCCAAGGCGCTCGGGGAACTCACGAAAGCGATTGAGTCAGGAAACGACGCACTTAACTCTGCAATCGACAAGGCCGCTGAGTTTGGTCAGGCTGGCTTTGATGCTGCCTATCAGTTCCAGCAGGCTCTCGCAGACTTGAATGAGCAGGCCAAGGAAGAAAACTACAACGGAGAGCAGTACGCCAGAGCGGTCGCCAACGCCACGGCTGAGTACGAAAAGCAGATCAAGGCGATTGAGAAGGTTGCGGATGCAACCAAGAAGGCCGCAGACGAGGCGAAGAAGAAGGCGGAAGATGACAAGAAGCGGATTGAAGAGCTTCTAAATCCAAACGATTCTGCTACCAAGGTTCAGGCCGAAATCAGTCTTGCGATTGCCCAGCAGGCGGAAGCGGAGAAGAAGCTGGCCGCCGCCAGGGCCGCAGGCGACAAGGTTTCCGCAGACGCTGCTGCGTCACGCCTGGCCCAGCTGGATCAACTGCGAACCAAGCTTGAAGACCAGTCGCAGGCTATCAGCCAAGGTTTTGCAGATGGCTTCTCTGCAGCCTTCAACAACACCGCCGAAAGCATTTCGGGATTGATTGATAAGGCTGGCGAGTTTGGCAACGCCGGTGCCGAAGCGGCCATGAAGTTGCAGGAAGGTGTAGCACTTGCTCAGCAGCAAGCCAGGGACGGCATCATTCTTTCGAGCGACGTGTACGAAAAGGAGATCAGCCGGCAGCGAAGTATCTTTGAGGAGCGGCTGGCTCAGATTGAGCAACTGAAGCGGGCAGAGCAGGAAGCAAAGGCCGCAGCATTTCAGCTAGAGGTTGATGCCAACCAGCGCGTCAACGAGTTCATTGCCCAGAGAACGCAAGCCGAAGTGGCCGGCGCTGAGCAGGCGGCAGCGCGCCGCCAGCAGGCCGCATTCAATATTGAAGCGATTGAGCAGCGGATTGCTCTTGAGCGTCAGTCTCTTGAGGCTGCGCGAGAGCAGAACGATATGAACTCCGCTCGGGCTGCCGTGCAGCGGATTGACTTGCTAAAGGATGCCCTGGCTGTTGAGCAAGACATTTCAAACGGACGAGAGAAGCAGCTACAGACTCAGCAGCAACTCATTGAGAGCCAGCAGCAGTACGACAAACAGCAGCAAGCCGCAGTCCAGGCATACCAGCAACAGCAGCAGCAGGCCCAGCAGCAGTACGCCCAGGAGCAGGCCCGCATCTTTGCCGAGCAGCGCAAGGCCGCCGAGGCTGAAGCGAAGCGGCAGGAAGAACGCCTCCGCAAGCTCAACACGCTTGGCCAACAGTCAGTCAGCGTGGCCGACATCCGCAACGTCGAGAGCGCCAACCTTGTGCTCCAACTCGGAGCGGCTGCCCAAGATCCCGCACTGATTCAGCAGCGGCTACAGACGAAGCTGCTCGAGAAGATCGCCCTTGGCATCGCCCAGGCGGCCAGCAGCTACTTCAATCAGCCAGTTGCGATCGTTGGCTACGCTGACGTGGGAGGCATCTAATGGGGATACAGTCCTGGCGTGAGCTTGCACGCACGACAGAAGGCGAAGTGCGTGGCACCACGACGGCCACCCGCACGTTCGTGCTTACGCTGGACGACAACACGCTAGAGAACAACCCGCCCACCGAGACGGAGATAATCTCGACTCTCTCGCTCGACAACTGGGGGGCTGCGCATCCTGCGCTCACGTTCCTAGGGCTGCGAAAGGTGTCGATTACTGAGCGGCATTCTGACTCGCCCTACCACGTCCAAGTCGTTGCCGAGTACGGGCTGGTCACTGCAAACGACTTACTGGCACCAACGTCTCGCACGTCCGAGTGGACATTCGCCGCTGAGCCTGCCCAAGTGCCAGCGTTCTATTACTGGGATGGCACGACACGCAGGCCGCTGGTCAACTCAGCCAACGACTATTTTGAGGGGCTCACGACTGAGGAGCAGATTGTTAGGGCAACGATCAAGAAGAACTACGCCAACTTTCCTGCGTCTCAGATGCAGGCCACCAACAAGATCAACAGCGGCGATTACTTCGGCTGCCCTGCTCACTCGTGGAAAGTTGCTGGCGTCAATGCCACCTACACCGTTGAGTCATACAACAACGTCGTCCACACGTACTGGGCCACGACGTGCGAGATCCTGTACCGCGAAAGCAAGTGGAATCTACGCATACCTGACATCGGCTGGAACTACCTGAGCGGTGGCGTGAAACGCCGGGCCATGGTTTTTGATTTTGAAAACGGCGAGTGGGTTGCATCCGCGAATCCAGTGGCCTTGGACGGCAACGGCAATCAGTCATCAGGGTTCCCGTTCATCCACGATTTCCGCGTGAACTCCGAAGCCAACTTCTCAACGCTCTTTGGCACGCCGCCAACCTGACGCATGGCACGCCAAAAGAAGCCAGCCGACGCGGTGCAGTTCACTCGGGAAAGCGCCGAGCGGGTGGCTCGCGTCGTTCGCCAGGCGGAGCTCACGCCGGCAGCTGCGTCGCCGCTGACGTTTGATAGGCGGCTTTCGGACAGGCACCCGAAGCAAGTGCGGGCCGCGACTTTCTCAGGCGCGTGGCCGATTGGCAGCGTAAAGACGGTAACGTTCAAGTACGCGCCGACTGCTACGGCAAACGTCACCAACTTGTCGTGGCCAATCGCCCTGTCGGGCTACGTTAACGAGGACTGCGTTGTTGGGCGAGAGGGCACCAACTGGTGGCTCGTTGTGCCCAAGCTCGAAGGGCCAACGGCGGTGTTTGTGACTCAGACGCAGAGTGGCACTTGCCTTTCAAGTGTCACAATCTCAGCGGTGCTCAACACGGAAACCTGCGGCATCACCGTGAGCCAGACGCCGAGCACGACACGCATTACGCTTATTACGGCAACAGCCACGTCGGCCTACCTACGACTTCGGGTGCCCTAATGCCTTGCCCGTGCTGCGGCTCTTTGTGCTCGTCAATACTAAATGGCACCGATTGGAATGTGGCGCTGGACATTTCCTGCTGGGGAGGAAATCTTTATCCGGGCAGAACGAAACTCATGCACGACGGCGTGGTCGATCTTGACATTGAGGTGCTGGAGTGGAACTGGTTCCTTTACAATGAGACTCGCCGTACCCCTGGTGAGCCAGGGCAAGACGGACAAGAGGGGAAGTGGTTTTCAGCCGTTCAAATGCTTCGCCCGACAGCCACCGGCCCGTACACGGATGCCGACGGCGTGTCGTGGGAAATACTGGCGAACGTGACTAATACGAACAAAACTCTAGACATCCACCTCAATGATCTAACGGGTAACTATTGCATTCTCTACGGTCACATCGGCGTGGAATACTCTTTCCGCCCTTTGACGAATACCGACACGTACACCTCAGAGCAAATACAGCAGGTTTATGACTACGCAACTACGTGGAGGTGGCAGGTGCCTATCACAGGCAGGTCTTTAGGAAGCGTGTTCTTCACGCCTGTCGTTGCAGTGAAGAACTACTACACGGGAGTGATTTTTGAGGACGGCTCTTATGAGTCTGTACAGTCCAACGCCATTCCCATTGGCCCTGTGCCAGAAGTGACAATTACGCTTGCGCCATGAAGATACTGCTTCGAGTGCTGCACAAACTGGCAAAGTCTCGTGGCGAAGTCGATCCCGATGCGTGCATCACGCACGACTACGGCGACGGCTGGGTAGAGGTAGACGAGACGCACCCGGCCTACCCGCGAGCAAAGCCCGGCCTGGGCGACATGGTGGCATCAGGGCTGTCGGCCATCGGCGTTACCAAAGAACGGGTGAGCAAGGCCGTGGGCGGTGACTGCGGCTGTCACAAGCGGCAGGAAGCACTCAACGAACTCGGCCGCAAGATCGGCATTGGTTGACGCCCCCGCTACGGTGGTGCTTGAAAGGGCGAGCCGTGGCAGACCACCACTTCACGCTGAACGGCGACGAGCTTTGGCTCGTCCGGTTTACGGACCTTAAGGGCCAGGCCTACGGCTACACGTTTTCGCAGAAGTCAAAGCGGCCACGCATCTTGATTCACAGCGGGCTCAAGGGCCGGCACCGCCTGACGATCATCGTCCACGAGTTGCTGCACGCTCTATTCCCCACAGCAAGTGAAGAGCACGTCGAGCAGGCAGGCAAGGATGTCGCCAAGGTTCTCTACTCGCTGTCATACCGAGAGGTGAATGATGGGCCGTAGCGCTGGGACATTCCGACGCAAGAACGCGAGTGACGCCTGGAACGTCACAAGCCTTGATGGCAGCGTCACCCGCATAGACTTCAACACCCGTCTATGGGTGCTGCTCTCCAGTGACTGGCACTGGGACTCGGTGAAGTGCAGCCGCGAGAAGTTGTCTGCTGATCTCACGAAAGCCCGCGAGCTAAACGCCGCAGTGCTCAGCATTGGCGACCACTTCGACGCGATGGGCGGCAAGTACGATCCCCGCAGCAATGGCAAGTGGGACGTAAGGCCAGAGTTTCAACGCGGCAACTACTACGACGACATCGTGACCCAGTGCGCGGAGTACCTCGAGCCGTACCGCGAGCAGATGGCGCTGATAACGCCGGGCAATCACGAGACGGCTGTGCGGAAGCGGATGGAAACGTGTTTGACTACGAGGCTCGTGGAGCAGCTGCGAGTGCGTGGCAGTAAGTGCAGGGCCGCTGGCTACTCGGGCTGGGTGATGTTTCGGGCTAAGGCCGGAAAGACAAGCACGGCGCTCTATCGGCTTTGGTATCACCATGGCTACGGTGGCGGCGGCCCGGTGACTCGCGGCGTCATTGACTACAGCCGCTATCTCACAGACGTGGACGCTGACTGCGTTCACGCAGGTCACGTCCACCAGAGAACGCTCATTGAGGCCAGCCGGCAACGGCTCTCGCCCAATGGGCTCGTGCGGGTGCGGCCTATCCACTTAGTGCGAAGCGCGGCCTACAAGCAGGAATCGTTGAGCGATGGCTGGGCTGTTGAGAAGGGCATGTCGGCTCGACCACTTGGCGGTTGGTGGATGCTCTTGCGGTGGAATGTAGACCATACGGAGTTGCGGGCATCATTCCACGATTCACCAAGGGACGACAATGACGACCACGATTGAAGACGCCAACGAGTTGCTGCGTGCTGCTGTGCAGATCCGCCGCGAGGCCCAGGCGGCAGGCAAGCCACATGAGGAGTGGTATGGCGTGTCGCAGGCGGCGACAGATCCTAGGTGCTTTGTCGCAAGTACCGAGGAAACGCAACACGTCGATGAGCCATACATCGAGCACCTGCTGCACGAGCACCACCTGCACCGTGCTGGCCTGACGCAGGACGAACTAGACGAAGCCCTTGAGCGTCTGGCCGGCGACGGCATCACGCACGAGCAGCGGCCCGGCTCGCTGCCGTTTCTGGAACTGCTCGAGGAGGTGCGGCATCTGCACCTGAGCAAGAGCCAGGACTACGGGAGCGAGAGCGACCCGCTGGCCAACATCCGCCAGGGCGCTGAGTTCGTTGGCATCGAGCCGTGGCGTGCCTGTCTCGTCAGAGTGGCCGACAAGGTGCAGCGGCTGAAGACGTACTGCCGCACCGGCCGGCTCGTCCACGAGGGCGTGCGTGACACGCTGCTGGATCTCTCGGCGTATAGCCTGCTGGCGATTGTGCTTTTCGATGAGGGCCGCAATGGCTGAACCGCTGACGCCCGAACACCTTGCCACCATGGAGCAGGCCGCCCGCCGTTTCTCGGGAGCTTACACGGGCACGAGCGGGACGCTGGCCGGCTACGTGATTCACTTGTTGCAAGAAGTGCAACGGCTCAAAGCCGAGTGGCAACTGCTCGCGGTGGCAAAGGCCATGAAAGAAAACGCCTAGGCCAGGGCTTGAGCGGCGGCGGTTTTATCCCTTTCCCGCCGTCGCTCGCCCTGTGCCTAGGCCGCTGGCGTGCTTGGCCCGTTCAGATCCAGCGGCGGCAGGCAGTCAACGCTGCTCTGCTCTGTGGGGCAGATCGTGGGGTCCACGTACCGCTCCTGTAGCTTCGGGTCGCTGTGATCAAGCACCTGCGTGGCTGCGGCCGTACCGCCCGCCAGGGCTGCGTATGAGGCCCGAGTACGCCTAAGCCCGTGGAAGCCCCTGTAACGCACGCCAGAGAGCCTGCAAAGCAGCTTGAGGCTAGTCCACAGGCTTCCCCTGGCTCTGTCCCAGTGCCACACCAGTTCGTCAGGCTGGCCCCGCTGCGGCAGCATCATGGCCGCCAGCTGCTCGGTGAAGTCTCGCTCTATGTCGTGCGTCTGCCCTTTGCGAGTTTCACCGCGAAATATCACCCGCCGACGCTCGAGGTCTAGTTCGCCCCACCTGAGCGACAACAGAGCCGTTGCCCGTTCTCCCGTGCAATACGCCATGTAGATCAGCGTTGCCCACCACCAGCAAGACAACTTGCCGCCGGTGCGTCCGCGCCGGTGACGAGATTGCCGAATCAACTGCGCCACGTCTTCGGCCGTGTAGGCCCGGCCTGTGGGGATGCTCTTTGACACCTTGATGCGTGGAAGCTCTGGAAAGTCTTTCGCCCACCGCTTGCGGGCAGCAAGATTCCACACAGCGGCCAGCATCACCTTGTCTTTCTGCACGCTCGCCGGCCTCACGACCTTGCCGCCCCAGGACTGCGTAGCACGGGCTCTGAGGTAGCGACTTATTACGAGGTCATCTAGGTCGGCAACCGTTGGCTCGTGCCCCAGGAACGCACGCAGGCGATCCAAGAGCATCGAGTACAGCACCATCGTTTTCGGGTTCAGATTCCGCAGGTCCGCATACCGCTCAAACAACTCAGCCAACGTCATCGGTTCCATTGCCACTCTCCTTTTTGCTTAGTGTACAGAAGTTCACTGTACAACGTTTTGAGTGGCCTCGCCTCCACTCATACTTCCACCATCGGCAGCCGGGCGTGCGGATTCCACCGCTCGCGCCGGTTGCGATGGTTGGACAGTCTGGGCGGCTGGACAGTTTGACTTGCCTACCGATGGCGGTAGAGTTGGAGCATGGTTGCAATGACGCCTGACGGGAAGTGGTGCTCGGTCGAAGAGGCTTGTGGGATCGCCGGCTGCACTGACGGCTTGATCCGCCTGCGGCTTCGAGAGGGTAGGCTCGAGGGCTGGAAGGCCAACGAGCGGGCCTGGATGGTGAGCGTGGAAGGATGCCGGGCCATGCGGCAGGAGCTCGCCCCGCACTCCAACGCCCGCAAGGCTGAGGCCAAGGCCCAGGTGGCCGCCTCAAAGCCTAAGCGGAAACGACGCAAAGCCCGCTGATTCTGCGGGATTTCCCTAGTTCTAAAAAAATCCGTGCAGTGCAGTTGACTTCTTTACCGATAGCGGTAAACTAGTGGCATGCGAGCGAATGAGGCTCGCGGCCAGAAGAAAAAGGGAAACGAAACCATGACCACTGCGACGCGAGCCAAGGTTGGTGGCGAGGTTGGAATGAACGGCGAGTTTTATGCCGGCGGCACCTTCCTTCCGAACACGAAGCTCGGCAAGATGAGCCGCAGCAAGCCGGCTGGCAACCGCCCAGCCCGCACAATCCTGAATCCAGTTTTTGGGCTTGTGGCCGTGGACAACACCTACGCCCCGACGTTCGCCAAGGTGACTGCAAACGACCAAGCGATTGCCTACTACGGGTTCACCCGCCAGCAGGTTGAGGACATCGTTTCCCGGTTCAATGCCGGCGAGCGGTGACAGCCGCACAAGGTGGGGCCACCCGGCCTGCCGACAGCTGCAAAACGGGTGGCAATCGATCACAGGATTCTCAGGCCAAGGAGGGCCACGCAATGAAACGCAACTGGAACGCCGCCCTGCAGTCGCTGGTTCTCGTCCGCCTGGGCCAAGAGCTAGGCACCGACTCGCCAGCTGCTCGAGCCGTCCACGACCTGCTGGAACTGCTGGCCAGCGTGGCCGGCGTTTTTTCCCGTTGACAACCTTACCGCTAGCGGTATCCTGCTTGGCGTCTTTACCGCTATCGTCTCCCAACACTGTACGAAAGTTTGACTCCTCAACTGCATGTTTTCCCCGAGCGCCACGCCGATAATTCCGATTTGACACGCTAGTGAACAGGCGTATAGTTCGCCAACCTAAGAGAAGGAGATCCCCACGATGATGACGAATGAATCAAGCCCCGCAGAAAACGAGTACCTCGCCGCCGTCGCTGGCCTCAGCGAACAGACGCTGAGCCCGGCTTTCAAGAAGTCCGAGCCAGCCGTTGGCGATTTCGTCAGCGGACGCACCGCAGGCCGCTACTGGAGCGGACGAGTCGAGTGGGTCAACGATCGCGGAGAAATCTGCGTGAACACAGACGGCAGTTGGGTGTACGTCCCGATGGCGGACATCACGCACTGACAAACCAAAGGACCGCCAACGGCATGAGGTCGTGAAGCGGAAGGAGAGCGGTGGAACCGCAGCAGCAAGGAAGCACGATCCCGCCCGCTGGCATGATGCGAAACGGGCTATTCATACCAGAAAAGCGACACAAATCGTCGTTTTACACATACGAAAGGACGCGAGATGACAACGGAAATCAGCACTAACACGACGCCAACGAGGGGGCTGGCCCTCGCTACATTTGACGATGCCTTCCGAGTGGCAAAGATGGTGGCATCTTCGCCGTTCGCGCCGAAGGACTTTCAAGGGAAGCCAGAGCTTTGCTTTCTGGCAATGCAACATGGTGGCGAAGTCGGGCTCAGCCCGATGCAGTCCCTGCAGAGCATCGCCGTCATCAACGGACGGCCCTCGATCTGGGGTGACGCAGCCCTGGCCCTAGTGCAGGCGTGCCCGGTTTGCGAGTACGTCCGCGAGTACCTTGAAGGCGAAGGCGACAATCTCACCGCCGTCTGCGAGGCCAAGCGTCAGGGCTACCCTGCACCTACTACGGTGCGGTTCTCAGTGGCTGACGCCAAAAAGGCTGGCCTGTGGGGAAAGACAGGCCCGTGGACTCAGTATGCGTCTCGGATGCTGCAGCTGCGGGCTCGCGGGTTTGCACTGCGTAACGCATTCGCAGACGCCCTGCGTGGGCTTGTGACGGCTGAGGAGGCGCAGGACTACCCGACGCAGCCTGAGCCGGTTGTCGTGCGTCCGAAGTTCCCAGAGACGGTGGTGAAGCTAAAGGCCGAGCCGGCCAAGCCTGCCGCCACGGACATCGAGAAGGCCCGCCTGGCTGTCAGTGACGCCAAGGATCTCGCGGGCCTCAACCGCCTGCGGACTCTTGCCGGCCAGCGGCTCACGGAAGGCAAGTTCACGAAGAGCGAGCACGACGAGCTTGTGCAGTTGATGCTGCACCGGGCCGAGATGCTTGGCGACTCTGACGATGGCGTGGCGTTTGAGCACGAGGCCGCCGAGCACGAGGCGACGGCATGAGCGAGCCACTCGTGATCGACGCCAAGACTGTGGCCGAGAAGCTCGAGCAGATGCACTTGCCACGAATGGCAGCATGGGCTTTGGCCCAAGGCAACGCCGTGGCACGCGAGCGGCTTCTGGCTGAAGTGTTCCAGCGGCAGCTGCGGGATGCCACTGCCCGCCTGAAGGTCTACGAGCCCACCGTCAGGCACACGCCCGTCAGTTGTGTGCCACCACCGGAGTCCAGCGACTAACGCCACGCCATTGGCGAAGCAGGCTGACGAACACAGCCGCATTGGCCGCCTAGCGGTAGGTGGCGAGTAACAACCGCAGCCGACGCCGTTGATCCGGCGGTGAGTCGGACGCGCCGGGCGTAACCCGGCAAATACACACGAAAGGATGCGTGATCTATGGCGAGCCGCCGGAAAAAACAGGGAGGTAGCGAAGTGCCTGCTGCAACGAGTCGCCAAAAGGCTCGCGGCGTATGCGTGTCGCTGCTGGCAGAGCTTCTGCAGACCGGCGAGACGCCGGAGGCAGTCCCAATGCTTCGTCAAGTCGTTTCGCTGCTTGATGAAGAGAAGGATGGCCTTGAGGAGTCCGGATCATGAGCGACTACTACAAGGAAGCGCCGCTACCGCTGTTCGCAACGCGAGCCCCGTCAGTGAACGGCTCGGCCACCTCGGCGGCTGCTGCCGACTCGCTGACGCCGGCAACGCTGAACGCCATGCAGCGGCGCGTCTACGAGTTCATCTGTCGCCGGCCCAGCACGGACGAAGAGATCACGAACGAGCTCAGCATGAACGCGAGCACCGTCAGGCCCAGGCGGATTGAGTTGGCACGGCGCGGCCTGATCGTCGAGTCAGGCACCAGGAGAACGGCGAGCGGGCGCATGGCAACGATTTGGAAAGCAACTGCGGCGTCTCGTTGACGTGCGGCAGAGGATTGGGAAAGGAAACGAAAGCAAAGGAGACGAGAGATGGAATCAATGACGTTTCAGGCGCAGAAAAAGGGAGGGCTCGCAAACTCCGCAGGAGGAGACCTCTACGTTTCTCTCAATGGGGCTGGCGGCAACAAGATGTCGCTTTGCGTCCGCTTCAGCGCAGAGACACTCGATGCGTTGCGGTGGAGGATCGGCGACCGCGTGCTCCTTCATCTCGACAAGGAAGGCGCTTGTGCTTCCTGGACGATCACACGAACCGATGACCACAACGACAAAGGCCTGAAGATCAGCGGAAATGGGCGTGACGAGGGCTGCGGAAGCGTTCGCCGTCGCGTCACCGGATCGGAAGCCGAGTTCGTGTTTGGGCCTGCACTTCAGCCCTACACGTGCTTCCTGCTGCGAGGCGACAACAAGCAGGCCGTGTTCAACAAGACGACAGAAGACAACGAAAACGACTAATCATCGCCGCCATCGTGATAGGCACGGTGCCTCTTCGACGAGGCGTGGCGGAATGGAAAGGAGGCCAGGATGGCCAAAGAGTTTGCAATGCTTCCGCAATGGAAGCTTTTAGAAATCGTTAGGACGTGCGGCACAGGCTGGATGAGGCGTCACGAAAGAGTGAAGCCAGCGGACAATGTTTTTTGGCAGCGGTCGCGAGTTGAGAACTATGCACTTGCGATTGAGCTTGCCGCCGCACACGTCCCGTATGGCCATCAGATGACCAAGGACCGCAAGGACGCAGTTTGGCTTCACGTATGCACTGAAGTCGATTTGATGCTCAAGAACGTGCAGGTGAACTGATGGCAAAGTTCTGCTGGATGCCGCTGTATACGTCTGACTTGGTGAGCAGCTGCGTGGACATGACGCCACACCAGTTCGGGGCGTACGTTCGGCTGCTGTGCTACGCCTGGGACAACCACGGCCTGCCCAACGATGCGAACGCATGCGGACGCATTGCTGGCGGCATCGACCAGGCAGACTGGAAAGCCATTCGTAGACGCCTTGAAGTTTTTGACGCTGGGACTGACCGCGAGCGACTAAGCCACCCACGCCTTGAGACTGAGCGTGAAAAACAGGCACATTTGCACGATTCTCGCTCTGAGGCAGGGAGAAGGGCAGCGAATAAGCGATGGCAAACGCAATGCGATGGCAATGCGGACGCATTAACAAAACCATGCCATCTAGAACCAGAACCAGAACCAAAGGTAGAAGTAATTACAGAACCAGAACCAAGCAAAGAACCCCATGCTGCGCATGGGGATGCTACGAGCGATCCGCCGAAGCGGCGGAAACGCTCGCAGCCGGCCTCTGTCGTTCTTTGGACGGCCGATGGCGGATGGGTAGGCATTCTGGACGCTGACCGCCACGAATGGGCCGTAGCGTTTCCTGGGGCCGTCGTTGAGCAAGAACTTGCCAAGGCTACGGCCTGGCTTAAGGCGAACCCAAGCAAGGCCGGAAAGCGGAACTGGCGTGCCTTTGTCGTTCGGTGGCTGTCTCGCTGCCAGGACAAGGGCGGCACGAACAGGGATGCGTCAAAGCCTCTGCCTGTGCCGCAGGATCAGTCCAAGCGTCGGTTCTATCGCGGAGACGCCAACGAGCGTCTTACGGATGCGGAGTACGCCGCATGGAGGCGTGACCAAAGAACAGGCGGAACGGTGTCCGCGCTTGCACAGTCCATGAAACTCAAGGAGGAAGACCTATGACACCAGAGAACACCACCACCATCGAGCGTCTGCCGCTCACGCCTTCGCAGCAGCGGGCGTACGAGTTCATTGCGTCAACAGCCGGCATGTGGGGGCCAAGCGTCCGCGAGATCGCGGCCGGGCTGGCCTACAAGTCGCCGCACGCTGTCACCGGAATGCTTGAGCAGCTGGAGCGCAAGGGCTGGATCACACGCGAGCCGGGCAAGTCCCGTGGAATCAGGGTGCGAACATGACTACGGAAAGACTTATCAAGCGTCTTTCGATTCTGCAGGGTGGCTGCATTCACGCCAGCGAGGACGCCGAGAACTGGCACATGCACGACGCCCTGGTGGCGAACGCTCGCACCATCGGCAGCGCCATCGCTTTTATCAAGCAGTTGCGCCGCGAGAACGACGAGCTACGCCAGCGTCTCGTCAAGCAGGCGTGCTACTTCGAGCACATCGAAGCACGCGAGCAGCCCAAGAACTGGCCGCTACTTGAAGACGAGGAGGGGCTATGACGCTCTCTGACTTCGTCTGGCTGGCAATCGGTGAAACACTTCTCGCGGGCACTTTCGCTCTCGGGATTCTTGTAGGGGTATCTCTTAATCGAAAGGGCCAAAGGAATGGCAACTGCAACCAAGGAACGGAAGACGAGTGGAATCACGCTAGCAACGTCAACGCTACGGGCGGCTCTTGCCGACGTGCTCAGGGCTGTGCCGACAAGACACGCGAAGCCCATCCTGGGCAACGTCCGACTAGGTGACGGGCTGCTGACGGGCACGGATCTCGAGGTGCGAATCGACCGCGAGATCGACTACCACGGCGACGCCATGCTGCTGCCGGCTCATCGGCTCAGCGCCATCCTGCGGGCCGCGAGCGGCGACGAGGTGGTGCTGAAGGTTGGCGAGTCCAGCGTCACCGTGAAGTGTGGCTCTGGCTCGTGGACGCTGCCCACCGAAGACGCTGCAGAGTTCCCGACGTGGGACGCTGGCGATCTAAAGGCAATCTGCCGCCTGCCTGCGGATCAGTTCTGCCGGGCCGCCAAGGCCACGACGTACGCCACGGACACCGAAAGCAGCCGCTACGCACTGGGTGGCGTCATGCTTGACGTGGAGTCAACCGCAGACGGTTCGCGTCAGCATTGGGTTGGAACGGACGGGCGACGCCTGGCGTGCGTCGAGACTGAGAGCGACGATGCCGTTGACGCCTCGCAGACCATCGTGCCGGCCAGGCTGCTGGCGACGGTGGCAACCATGGCCACGGGTGACGGCAGCGTGCAGGTGGAGTCCAACGGCAAAGAAGTCCGCTTCTCACTGGACGGCTGCACGATTACGGGCCGGCTCGTGGACGGCCGCTATCCACGGTGGCGTGACGTTGTTGGCGAGGCGGAAGGTGAGCCCACCGTGATCGACGTGGTTGAGCTGCTCCAGGCGGTGCGGTCTGCTGCCATCGTCACCAGTGAGCAGTCCAAGGGTATCTCGCTAACGTGGACGGCCAACACGCTGGTGCTCGTGGGCCGCTCGAGCGAGTACGGCGAGAGCAAGGTGATCTGCCCGACGATCGCGGCGGGCTCGACGGCGAGCACCAAGCTGGACCCGAAGTACCTGGCCCAGTTCTTGGCGAACCTGCCAGCCGACGAAGAGCCGCATGTTGACGTGTACGTGAAGGACGCCCAGAGCCGCGTGCTTCTACGCTGCGGCCCGTACACCGGCGTCATCATGCCGCTTGCGGAGGACGCCTGATGGCTGTGGTTGATTGGCCGATGGTGTTTAGGCTGCGCGAGTCTGGATTGCCCAACAAGGAAATAGCAAAGCGAGTCGGTTGCTCTGTCGGCATTGTTGAGTCTGCGGCAGGCCGTTTTGGTTGGCCAAAGCGAAAGCCTGGGTGCCGCCGTGAAATCGACGTGGCCTTGCTGCGTGAATTGTGGGCGGCTGACATGACTCTTCGCCAGATCGGAAACCGCTTTGGCGTGAGCGAAAAGAGCATCCGTGCCTGGGGAAAGCGTTTTGGGCTGCCGCCACGATTTGAGTTCTGCGAAGAGGCACCGACTCCAGAGGAAGATGCTGCTTCGCTTGCAGGGCTGGCGTTGAGTCCGATGGTTGCTGAGCTAGCAAGGCCGATTCGTGAAAAGCACTACGAACAGCGACGGTCAGAAACCGAGGCGAACGCCGGGAGCAAGGCGAACTCTTGGCGGCGTGGCGAGTACCAGCCAAGTGGGGCACGGCATGTCCAAGCGTGACATCGTGGAGCGGCTTCGCAACTGGCGAACCGTGCATCTGGCACGGCTGCACCTACTCATGGAAGAGGCCGCAGACGAGATGGAGCGGCTGCGTCTCACCGCAGACGAGCGCGAAGCTGTGGCGTACTATCTCGGCACTGGTGGCCCGTACAACGTGGACCGCACGCTAGTTGCGTTGCTATCCAGAACGGGATCAGATGGCGCGAAAACTGGCGACGATTCACAGGAGTAACGCTACGCGGTCTGCTAGATCGTACTCTAGCGGCCGTAGAGTCAGATTGTGCCGACAAGTGAGAACACGCAGGATCAGGAGCGGCGAACAATGAACACTGACAACACGCAGGACGGTGCCGAGCCGTCTCCTGCATCCGCTGGTTCTCAGCCGGTGGCGTATGAGGTTTGGTGGGATGGCGCGGCACGCCAGCCTTATTTTGTTTCCGCCGACGAGAAGCCATCTGGCAACTGGACGCCAGCACCGCGAATCGTCCCGCTCTACCGCCAGCCGCATCCCGCGCTCACCGACGAGGAGAGGGAGGCGGTGGAATATGTCGAACTCTTGCTCAAGTGCGAGAGTCACCCAGTGTGCAGCAGGCACGTGGACACACTCCGCTCGATGCTGAGGCGGCTTGGATGAGAACCAGTAAGTATGCGGACCCGTATATCCGCCACCGCTGGCCATATATCTCCAAGCTGTCATCGCCGTGCAGCCGCTAGACGCATGCTTGCCGCGCTAACGCAGAATATCTGCCGCATATCTCGCAGTCGTGTCACGCCCCGCGACACGATGGCTGAACGTATGTCAAAAGCAACGAAAAGCGAACACTTTTGCATACAAGTTGGGCGGCCCTGACTGCTTGACACGCTTGGCATCCTGCTGGCTGTGGATTTGTTCCCAGTCACAGGAGGACTGCTATGCGTTTCGTTTTGCTTCTCGCCGCCCTGGCGTTCGCTTCCGTTGCCAACGCCGATACCACCGTGGTGGCTCGTCGTGGCTCTGTCATCAGTGCCCAGGACCACGCCGTCGTGATCGCTCGCCGTGGCTCGCTTGTGCATTCCAGCTGCGGCCAGTACGAGGGCATTGGCACGGGCTCGACGCCAGAGGCCGCCCGGCGCAACTGCTGCTTCTTCGGGAAGCGCGTCATTGTTGAGGAAGGCGTGGCGTACTCGCCCGTCGCTCGTCGCTGGTTCGCGGTGATTCGCTACCGCTGATGCACGCCGTGTCGTTCACCGTCGCAGGGCAGCCCGTCCCACAGCCGAGGCCGCGAGTCTCGACTGCGGGCGGGTTCGCCCGTGCGTACGTGCCAGGGCAGCACCCAGTGCATGCCTACCGCGAGGCCATCGCAGCAGCTGCTCGAGCGGCTGGGCTCACGACAACCGGCGAGGTGCTCAACGTCGTGATTGATGCGGTGTTTGAGCGGCCGAAGTCGCACCTACTGAAGAGCGGCGTCAAACCCGACGCGCCGAAGCTGCCTAGGCCCGACGTAGACAACATCGCCAAGGCCGTGCTGGACGCACTGCAGGAAGTGATGGGCGATGACTCGCTGGTGGGCCGGTTGGTGGTGGAGAAGTCCTACGGAACGGAGGCACGGACTACCGTGCGAGTGTCGTGAGCAACGCCAGCCTGTACCGATACCTGACGTATCACTGCGTCCATTACCCAGTTCGTCATTACCTTGAGATCGGCACGCGAGACGGTGACAGCCTGCGAGTCGTGCTTGAGAACACTTCCGGGCTTCAGTCTGTGTGGGTCGCTGATATGTGGGGCACCGACTACGGCGGAAGCGGGCGTGGCAACCACGAGCACATTGACCAGCTGCTGGACGATTTCAACTTTGACGGCCGTCGTGCGTTTCTTGATGGCAACAGCCAAGACACGATTCCGGCGTTGATGCCAGAGAAGGCCGACGCTTTCGACTTGGTGCTCGTTGACGGCGACCACTCATACGAAGGCGGAATGGCTGACCTTGTGAACGTGTGGCCGTTGGTAAAGCCTGGCGGTGCAGTCGTGTTCCACGACATAACTCACCCGGCTCACTTGGACTTGCAGCGGTGCTTTGATGAGTTCGTGGCGTCCAAGAATGCGCCGCACGAAATCATTGCTGAGCCATATGGCGCGGGAGTCGCGTGGAAACGATGAATCTTCCAGCACACCTATGGCATCCGTACGAGTTGTTTGGCGAGTCATACGCCCAGCGTGTCAAAGAGGGCGCTGCCCGGCTGCGAAACTCACGGATTGCTTTCGTGGGCCTTGCCCGAAACTGTGCCGTGCGACTTGCTCAGAACCTTGGCCACCTTGAGCAGCTGCAGGATCTGTGCGGCTCGTGGTCGCTGCACATTGAGAGCAACGACTGCGAAGACGCCACACTAGACGTGCTGCACGACTACTGCCGCGAGAAGCCGCAGGCCACGTTTCACTATCAAATCCTAGGACGCGAGCATTACGGCGCAGAGTTCGCTGGGCGTCGCACGATCGCCTTGGCTGAATACCGCGACTCATGCCAGCGGTGGGTACGGGCCTGCTCGCATGACGCGGACTATGTGGTCGTGATTGACTGGGACGCATGGGGAGGCTGGAACCATCACGGCGTGCTCAACGGTTTTGGCTGGCTCGTTGAGTTACCGGGTGCGTACGGCATGGCCAGCGTGTCGCTCAATGAGTGGAAAATGATTTCGATGGGCGACGATGGCAAGCCAACTCTAGGGAACGGGTGGACGCACTATGACGCCTGGGCCTTGCGTGGCGTTGGTCAGTCTGGTTGCTACTTCGATGACTACACGGCCGGGCTAGGCGGCTGGAAACACCAATGGCTGCCGCCGGTTGGCTCGCCGCCCGTGCTCGTCTCGTCTGCGTTTGGGGGCATGTGCATCTACCGCACCGATGCCTATCTGAAGGGAACGTATGACGGCGTGAGAGACTGCGAGCACGTCCCCTTCCATCAAAGCATCGCTAGAGCCACGGGCCAGCACCTGTACCTAAACCCGTCGCAGCGGATGCTGATGAGTTGGATGCCTGAGCCATGCGTGGAATCACCTCAACCATAAGCGTGGCCGCGTTCCACGCCGACTGGATGACTCACATGCCCATGCGGGCACTCTGTGAGCGTTGGACGATTTCCCGTGATCAGGTCATCCGCCTGGCCGTGGTGTGGGAGTTGCCCAGACGCCACGACAGGAAGCTCAGGGCAAAGCCGCTCAGGCAGCGAGATCCCACAACGACAGAGATTCAGCAGGCGTGCATCCGCATCCAGGCGACGTGGAGCAAAGACGTGGAAGAAGAGCGGCGAGTTGTGAAGTCTCAGGCGTTTTCGATGAAGCGGATACCGCTCGACAGCGCGACTCGTTCGCAAATCGACGTGGAATACAACGGCGACTGTGACGTGTGGGAGGAACGACCGTGAACGCACCGAAAGGCAAGGAAGACGTGCTGCGGCGCATCGTCATCGAGTATGGGCAGCTGTACGCCTACATCTACATGACCGATGGAAACGGGAAACTGCTGGACGAAGAGGTTTTTAAGCAGCCCTTCCGGCTGGAGCGAAAGGAAGCCCACGAGGAGGCCAAAGACGCCTACGACGCTGCCTACGACTGGATGAACGAAATCGTGAACGTGACGCCGCCACTGCAAGGAGACGAGGACGGCGGGGCAGAATCAGAAGCGGAGGACTAGCCATGCCAGCGTATGAAGCCACGCCCGCCGAGCTCGAGCAGTACGGATCGAAACTCACGATATGGCAGCAACTCGCCCTGCTGCAGGCTTGGTCGCCGCTCATTGGCTACGGCCAGCGGTTCATCAACGAGGCAGACCCGTACAAGCGAAGCATCATCGTCAGTGATGCTTCCGAGTGGCTTGCGTCCAAGACAAACGCCCAGGCCGATGACCAGCTGGTGCGTCTGCTTGGCGACTTGCTGAAGACTAAGCAAGGCGAAGCCTTGGTCCGGTGGTGCCTGCTGCAAGTGGAGGCCGTCCGTTGAGCGATGATTCAATCATACGCCTTGCAGCCGTGGTGGCGGCGGTTGCTCTGCTGGCCGCCCCGTATCGGGAAACAATCGCTGGCTGGCTCTCTCAGGCCGCCGAAGCCTGCTACGCCAAGCGTTCCGCGCTAAGCAGAATCGCAGCAGCGCTGCTGATTCTCGCGGCGGCATGGGGGCAGATCCCGATGCCCAAGCTTCCGGCGGCTCCTGCCGTCACTGTGGACGTGGAGACTCCGAGCGTGGAGATGCAGCAGCTGGTGCGGCCAGTGGCCGAGTCCCTTAAGGCGTTGCCAATGGGCGACCGCATGCTGTGGGCTCAGACGTGGAACAAAGCCGCCACCGTCGTGGCCGGCGACGCCGTGACCACCGAAGTGGCCTTCACCGACACCCGCTCGCTGCGGATGTTCACCACGCTGGCCATAGAAATCGCGTGGCGTCGCATCGGGCAGCATGCACCAGGCTCAGTGGCAGGGCTCAGGGAGGCCGTGGAGGCCGCCTACGGGCAGGCTATTGGCGTGGACGTGGTTTCGGTCACGGCTGACGTGCGAAGCCGTTACGCAGCCTTTGCCAAGGCCGTGGCGTGGGCCGGCGTCAACGGAGGCTGACGCATGACCGAGCACGGCATGGGCTATGTGCCCGACCCGGAAGGCTCTGAGGCGTTCGTGGCAACGCTGCCACACCCAACGCTTGCATCAGCCGGGCCTGACCTCAAGGCCGCTGACCAAGACGTGATGCTGTACCCGGCCCTGCTTCAGTGCATGCCGTCCTGGCGTCGAGGCTCGCAGGGAAACGTTGGAAGTTGCGTTGGCTGGGGCGCGTCGCTCGCAGTAGACGTGCTCGCTGCGACGGACATCCATTGGCGGAAAGAGCCCGAAGCGTGGAACGGCCGCACGATCGAGGCCAGTTTGTATGGTTTTTCGCGCGTCGAGGCTCGCGGGCAGAAGACAAACACGGGCGGCGACGGCAGCACGGGATTCCACGCAGCCAAGAGCATCCGCGACTATGGTGCCCTGCACTACGGCGTGGACTACGGCGGCACTGTGTTCGACAAGCACAGCAGTCAGCGGGAACGCGACTGGGGCCGCAACGGCGTGCCCGACGTGCTTGAGCGGTTCGCCAAGGAAAGGCGTTGCTCTGAGACAACGCTAGCCACGTCGTTTGTGGAGGCGGCGAAAGCCATCAGCAACGGCTACCCGGTTGTCGTGTGCAGCGGCCAGGGCTTCAGCATGAGCCGAGACGCTGACGGCTTTTGTAAGCCGGGTGGCGTCTGGTGGCACTGCATGTGCTTCATCGGCGTGCGGTTTGGCAAGCGTCCTGGCCTGCTCTGTGCCAACTCGTGGGGAGACAGCAACACGGTTGGCAAGCACTTCCCCGAGACGATGCCGGATGTCGTCCGTAAGTGCTCTTTCTGGGTGGATGCCGACGTGTGCGACCGCATGCTCAGCGGACGCGATTCCTACGTCTACGCCGGGTACAGCGGGTTTAAGCCAACGGCGATGCCTGACAACTGGCTGCGAGGTGTGCTGTGAGGTTTCTGATCTGCCTGCTCGTTGTTGTGATCGGATGCGTGGCAACGCTGCCTGACGATCACGGCGTTTCGGCTGACATGGCCTGCGAGACAGCCCGCATAGTGGTGCAGCTGCGGCACGAGATCGCCCCGACGCCGGCCAGCGACAAGTGTGACAACTGCGATGGCACGGGCACCATTGGCGACGGCCGTATTGCCCTGCCTTGCCCTGTCTGCAAAGGAACGGGCAAGAAATGACACGGGAAGAACTTGTTGCCGACGTGTGGGACTCGCTGCCGATGCGTAAGCATCTAATAGGCCGTGAGCGTGTTGGCCGCATTGTGGAGCGGGCTTTGAGGGAATGGCCCATTCCGGTGCTGTACCAGTGCGACGCCAAGCAAACCGAGGTGGTAGCCAAACACTTCGCACGGCGTCTTGAACGCCAGGAGCGTGAGTACGGCATGGGCTTTCTGGCCAGCATCATCCTGGCGGCCATCATCAGCGAGATCGTCAAGAAAATCGTGCAGCGGTGGCTGGATAATCGTGGCGAGATGCTGGAGGCCATGCAGTGACCGACCAAGCCAAGGAAACGCTCTTCGGCATCATTGAGCGGTGGGGATTTCCCACTTTGGTAGCCATTGCCTGCGGCTGGGTGCTGCGGGCTGACGTGTTGCTGCCCCTCGTTGAAGAGCATCGGGCGTTCGTGAAGTCACTGAGCGAGACGCAACGCGAGATCAGCAAGGCAGTGAGCGAGCAGACGCGGTTGTTGTATGCCCTACAGCCTCGAGCAACGGAACAGCAGGAGAACTAAGCCATGGCGATGAGCCCGAGACTACTGAGGCCGCGCTCAACGCTGCACCCAGATGCTGCTAGTTGGGCTGCGAGAGTTGTTGCCAACGGCGGCACGGTTGGAACCAGCCTTGCGGCTGTGTCGAAGTTCTGTGCGGCCATCGCATCGGCAGGCATCCGCGACCGCTTCTACCGGCTTAACCTGTTCTGCGGCTCAAACCTCAACGCCGCACTGGTGCCGCTCTATCGCGGGCCGTCGCTAGGCGGGACGCAGTACGGCGGGACCACCGATACGAACAACGCCTTTGTCGGCGTCGGCACCGACTACGCGGAGACGGGGGTGAGTGGTGGGCTGACTGGGAATGGGACGAGTAAGTATCTAGACACCGGCTTTTCAATGGATACGCTGCCGTCAACGACGAGCGGCCATGCCGCCGTTTATTGCCCAAATCGCTCGTTTCGCAGTGCTTTCACTGGAATGGTCGGCGTTGGTACTACTGGTTCAACCGGGTTTGGCATCAGCACGGACACGTCTGTGTATGGCGTCTGGGGTGCGTTTGCGTTCGTAGCAAACAGTGCGAACGGGATGCTTCTCGTCTCTCGGGAAAGCGGATCGCTTCTCACTACCTACGCGAACGCGGCGTCAATCGCGACGAACACCACAACCGTCACGCCATCGGCCATTGCAAGAAACGCGGTTGTGTTTGCGAATAGGGCGTCTCCTACGGTAGTGGACAACTTTGACTCAAGGCGCTACTGCGGCTATTCCATCGGTCTTGGCATGACCGCCGCCCAAGTCTCTGCCTACTACACCGCTATGCAGGCATTTCAGACCGCACTGGGACGCAACGCATGACACTCGCAGATTTTCTTTCCACGCCGCTTCCCGACACCGCCACGCTCCAGACGCTGGCGATTGTGTTTGACACCGCCCTGGCCCAGAAGATGCTCAACTTCCACGCATGGTACGGCGACCCTCGCTGCACTGTGTACCCTGCCGCTCTGGCCGATGGCCGGTGGTGCCACGTTGCCGACATCCTGCCGCAGTGCATTACGCCTGACGGCATCTATGCGGCGGGCTTCGCACGGCTGGACGCGGCGAACTTTGCCAGCGTGGATGTTGTGCCAATGGCAGACCTTGAGTTTGCCACAGAAGCCGTGCCGCAACTGGTGCCAGAGTCACTGCAAGAGTAAGCCTACGAGCCCATACCCTAGACCGCACAGGAGAGACGCATGGCCGACAACATTCTGAGCCGGAAGAACCGAGACATCGACATTACCCTGCACACGGCCACGGCATCGGCTACCACGCTCGACATGCGTGATGTGGCTGGTGCTGTTGTGACTCTGGGCACCATGAGCACCAACGCCGCCACGCTCCAGATGTGGGTAGGCACCAGCACGGCCGGAACCTTCCGCCGACTCTATAAGTCTGACGGTAGCGTGGCTGACCTGACTCTGTCGGCATCGAGCACGGACGGGCGAGCGTATGCCCTGCCTGACGAAGTGTTTGGCACCGAGTACCTGAAGATCGTCTCGGCCACGACCAATAGCACGGGCACCGCCGGCGTGGTGATGCTGAAGAGCTGACGTGCCTACCAAGATCCCCAGCCATAGGCCGCTGCGTCTTGGCCCTCGCATGCGAGAGGCCAGGCCCAACGCGGCAGCCCGTGGCTATTGCTCAGCCGCTCACAAGGCTTGGAGGCAAGCGGTGCTGAACCGATGCCACTGGCAATGCGTTGATTGCGGCCGTGTGGCCTATGGCCGTGACATGCACGCGGATCACGTAGTGCCAGTGAGCGTGGCCCCTGACCTGCGGTATGACGTGACCAACGGAGCGGCCCGGTGCGTGTCGTGCCACAGCCGAAAGACCAACGCGGAGCGGCAGAGGGGGGGCGGTTCGGATCCCTACCCCCCCGTCTGAGGAAAACCAGAAGTTCCTGCTTCTGTGCGCGGGGCCGAAATTGGGAGTTTGCAACATGGGCAAGGGCCGCAAGCCGACGCCTAAACCGCTGCTTAAGCTTCGCGGCGCTCGCGTTAGAGGCCCGCACAAGTCCGGCATAGACGCCGTTCCAGGCATCCCGCCTGCTCCACATTGGCTTTCGGATCTCGCCCGCGAGGAGTGGGAGCGGATCGTGCCCATGCTCGAGGCGTCCAAGGTCATGAGCCCCAGGCACCAGCAGACGCTGGCCGCTTACTGCGACTCGCTCGCGGACATGATTGAGGCAGACCGTGAGCTCAAGGCCAACGGTGCCACGTTCATGGACGACAAAGGTAGGGTAAGCAATCACCCGGCGTGGAACCGCAAACGAGACGCGAGAAACCAGATGCTGAAGTTCGCGGCCGAGTTCGGCCTGACGGCCTCGGCGCTGGCCCGTGTCTCGGCGGTTGAGAATGGCCCGCAAGCAGACGAAGAAGACGCCCGAATGTTCGCTTGAGCACCCGTGCGAGAAGTGCTCCTCGTGTCTGGCGGTGCGTTTCTTCCACAAGCACCTGACACACGCCAAGGGCGAGCTCGGCGGCAAGCCGTTTACGCTTGAGCCGTGGCAGCAGGACTACGTGCGAAAGCTCTTCGCCACAGAGGGCGACGTGCGAAAAGTCCGCACTAGCCTGCTGGCGATTCCGCGCAAAAATGGAAAGAGCAGTTTATGCGCGGGCATTGCACTCAAGCTGCTGATGGAGAACGAGCCCGGCTGTGAAGTCTATTCGTGCGCGGCCTCACGCGATCAGGCTCGGCTCGTCTTTGACATGGCCCGCGTCTACGTCGAGCAGTCGCCGGTGCTGCGTCAGCATCTCAAGGTGTACCGCAACGCGATCGTGCGAGAGGCGACGCACGGCACGTACAAGGCACTTTCCGCCGAGGCTGGAATCCAGCACGGGCTCTCGGCTCACGGCGTGATTTTCGATGAGCTGCATGTAAGTAACCGCGAGATGTGGGAAGTGATGCTGAGCAGCCAGGGTGCTCGGCGGCAGCCGCTCACGGTGGCGCTCACCACGGCAGGCTTTGACCGCAAGAGCGTCTGCTGGGAAATCTGGAAATACGCTGAGGCTGTGGCCGCTGGCACGGTCAAAGACGAGACGTTTCTGCCAGCCATCTATGCCGCACCGATTGAGGCCGATTGGAAAGACGAGAAAACGTGGGAGCGTGCCAACCCCAACCTAGGCGTCTCGGTGCGTATGGACTTCCTGCGAAGCGAATGTGCTCGAGCGGTTGAGATGCCAACGTATGAGAACACTTTTCGGCAGCTGTACTTGAACCAGTGGACAGAGCAAAGCACAAGGTGGCTGCGGATGGATCACTGGGCCCAAGGCGACAAGCCGTGCCCCGTTGATCTGGCCGGCCGAGAGTGCTGGGCCGGGTTGGACTTGGCCACCACGTTTGACACCACAGCCCTAGTGCTGCTGTTCCCGCTGGATGATGGCACGTTTTGGGTTGAGCCGCACTTCTGGATCCCGAGCGACAACGCCCACCAGCGAGAGCGACGCGACAAAGTGCCCTACCTGACGTGGCATCGGCAGGGGCATCTGAACATGACCGATGGCAACGTCACGGACTTCGATCAGGTGCGTTCAGACATCAACGCCATAGCCAGTAAGTACAAGGTCTGCGGCATCGGCCTGGACCCGTGGAACTCCGCGCAACTCGGCCAACAACTGCAAGGCGACGGGCTTCCCATGTCAGACTTTCGACAGGGCTATGGATCTTTATCCGCGCCCTCGAAGCAACTCGAAAACTGGTGCGTGTCTGGAAAACTGATACACGGTGGGCACCCAGTGCTGTCGTGGCAGGCTTCCAACGTGGCCATCCAGCAGGATTCCGCAGCCGGAAACATTAAGCCGAGCAAGGCCAAGAGCACAGAAAGAATAGACGGCATCGTGTCGCTAGTCATGGCCATCGGGCTGTGGCAGAAGGCAACCGCAGCCACGCCAGAACAGTCCTGGGACATGATGACGCTATGAGCGAAAACGCAGCCGCTGACTTCAAGATGTTCGACCTGCGTGGCATCGACTGGCCCGAAGTGAGTTCCAGCCGCACGCCTTCCGGCATTCGCGTCAACGCCGACAACTCCATGGCGTGCTCGGCGTACACCGCCTGCATCCGCGTCATATCGGATGCGGTATCTGCCCTGCCGCTGCACATCTACGAGCGGATGGCCAACGGCGGAAAACAGAAGGCCACGAGCCATCCCGTGTATCGCCTGCTGCACCAGCAGCCAAATCCCTGGCAGACGGCCCAAGAGTTCCGCGATTGGATGACCGGCATGTACCTGCATTACGGTGCGAGCTACGCCGAGATTCGCCCAGGTGCTCGAGGTGCCGTGTCTGAGTTGTGGCCGCTGCACTCCAGCCGCATGGAGGCTGAGCGGCTGACTGATGGCACGCTGCGTTATCGGTACCGCGAGCCGAGTGGGCAGCAGACGATCTACAGCCAGGAGCAGATCTTCGCCCTGCGATTCACGACCGAAGACGGCATCAAGGCGATCCCGACCTACAAGATTTTCCAGAACGCCATCGGCCTGGCCCAGGCCCTTGAGACACACGGCAGCACGTACTTCGGCAACGGTGCCCGGCCCGGCATCGTGCTGGAGAGCGACAACCCGATTCCCATCGAAGCTGCTGAGCGACTCCGCGAGCAGTGGGAGCGGATGCACCGTGGTGCCGACCGTGCGTTTCGCACAGCTGTGCTGCCTAACGGCGTGAAGGCCCACGAGCTCAGCGGATCAAACGAAGCAGCCCAGATGCTTGAGAGCCGGGCTTTTCAAGTGGTTGAAATCTGCCGGGCGTTTCGCGTGCCGCCGCACATGATCCAGATGCTGGACCGCAGCACATTCAACAACATTGAAGTCCAGGGCACGGAGTTTGTGCAGCATTGCCTGCTCCCGCACTTGAAGCGGTGGGAGGCCGCGATCAGCCGCGACCTGATCGTAGATGACGAGAAGTATTTTGCTGAGCACAGCGTGAGTGGCCTGCTTCGCGGCGACCACGCAAGCCGGTCTGCCTACTACGTTTCCGCCCTTCAGAACGGTTGGATGACGGTGAACGAAGTGAGAGAGCTAGAGAACCTAAATCCAATCGGGCCAGAGGGCGACCAGCATTTCATCCAGTTGAACATGACCACCCTGGAAAAGGCAGGCGAGCCACAGCCGCAAGATCCGCAGCCGATGCCGCAGGACACGCCGGGCGAGCCAGCGGACGGCACGCCAGAAGACGAGGCCGAAGACACGACTACCGCCCAGGAGGACACGCCCGATGGAACTTGAGCGCCGCTGCCTTGCGTTTGACGAGTGCCCAGAAGCCGAGCTCACTATTGAGACTCGGGCCAACGGCACGCAGGTGCTGACTGGGTATGCCGCTGTCTACAACCGCTTCAGCCTTCCGTTGCGTGAAGGTGGTTCGCAGTTCCGCGAGATCATCCTGCCGGGTGCGTTCGATAAAGTTCTCAACCGCCAGCGCGGCAAGCAGGACGTGGTGGCGTTGCTAAACCACAACCCAGACCTGATTCTCGGCCGGTCAGCCAGTGGCACGCTGGAGCTCACCAGCGATGATAAGGGGCTGCGGTATACCGTCATTCCGCCTGATACGCAGGTGGGGCGCGACACGATGGAACTGGTTAGACGGCGTGACCTTAAGGGCAGTAGCTTTGCCTTCGGCCTTGAACCGGGCAAGGGCGACAGGTGGTCTAGCGACGAGCAAGGCGCAGTCAGAGAAGTGCGGGAAGTCAGTTCGCTCGTAGACGTTTCCGTTGTTCTGACGCCCGCCTACCCAGCGAGCAGCGTTACCGTTGCTCAGCGTTCCTACGAGGCATGGATTGCATCGCAGTCCGCCGAAGAGCCGGCAGTTCGGGCGGTTAGTTCGCGTTCGGCCTTGCGGGGCGTCGCCGCCGCCTGGGCTGCCACCTTAAGGCTCAAGAATGTCTGAGGCCCGCTGCACCTGCGGCGAGAAGTTGCGGTGCCGTTCCTCTCGCCCGTGTGGCGAAGAGCGTCAGCAGTATTTGCGTTGCCCGCGATGCGGCGCTCGTGCTGTCGTGTTTGTAAAAACAACACATTCGGAAGTCCGGTTCTGCAAGAGAGCGGCACGCTAGAGGCACAGTGGAATCCATCGGCAATACCGCCGGCGGAGATATACCACGTGGACAACCTCAAGAAGCTGCAGGACGAGGCCGTTAACCTCGCCAACCGTATCGACGCCGTGCGTGCGATCGAGAGCACCGATGCCGACAAGATCGCGGAGCGTGATCTTGAGCTCGAGGCGATGAACACCGAGGCCGGCAAGCTGGCCAAGCGGATCGACTTTGAGAAGTCGGTGGCCGAGTCGGCCAAGAATCTCCGCAGCGTGGTTGACCGCTGCACGCCGGCCCCCGAAGTGACCGAAGAGCGTAGCGAGAAAGTCCGCGTTGAGGCGGTGCCGTTCTCGGGCCGGCTCCGTGCGTTTGAGAACGCCAAGGACGCCTACTCGGTGGGCATGTGGTTCAAGGCGAAGGGCGGCGACGCCGACGCCAAGCGGTGGTGCCAAGACCACGGCGTTGAGGCTCGTGCCCAGGGCTCGACCGGCAGCACCACGGGTGCGGCTTTCGTGCCTGATGTGCTCTCCTCGACCGTGATCCGACTCGTGGATCAGTACTCGGCCTTTGCTCAGAACGCCACCAACGTGGTGATGCCGAGCGACGTGCTGCTGTTCCCACGCCGCACGGCCGGTGCGACCGCGTACTGGATCAATGAGAACTCGGCCATCACTGCCAGCGACCCCACTTCCAATCAGGTCACCCTGACTGCGAAGAAGGTCACGGGCGCGGTGACGATTGCGAGCGAGCTCCTGCAGGACTCCATCGTGTCGATCGCAGACTGGATCGCTGCTGAACTGGCTTTGACGCTCTCCAACGCCGTGGAAGAGGCTGCGTGGAGCGGCAACCCGAGCAACGCTCCAGCGGTTGCCGGGCTCGTCACGACTTACACGGGTGGCCTGCTGGCGGCGTCTGCTGCCACCTACGCCGCCTCGCTCGTGACGGCTGCCGGTGACACGCCTGACGAGGTGACCAAGGCCAACCTGCTGGCCATGATGGCTAGGGTTCCGCAGCACTCGCGTGCGGGTGCCAAGTGGTTCTGCTCGCCGTTCTTCTTCGCGGCGTGCATGCAGAACCTCGACCTGGCCCAGGGCGGTTCGGTGGGTCTGTCGCAGGGCATGGGTCCGACGTTCCTCGGCTCGGAAGTGGTCCTCACCGACCGCCTGCCGGCCGGTGCGGACTCGACGGGTGCCATCATGGCGCTGTACGGCAACATGGCCAACAGCTCCTACTACGGCATCCGCCAGGCCATCGAGATCGCCAGCAGCGATCAGGTGAACTTCCTGTCGGACCAGACCGTGATTCGGGCAGTGGCTCGCGTTGCCATCACGCACGCGAACCTGGGCACCGACACCGTGGCCGGCCCGATGATCGGCCTCGTGGGTGCGTGAGCCTGACGGCTTGACGAGTGTGCAATCTTGAGCGGGCGGCTTCCACGACGGGGCCGCCCGCTCTCTCTTTTGAGGCACGCATGCTGGTCAAGGTAGGTGGCACCGAAGTCGATATTCGCGTTGAGGCAGTCATGTCGATGCCTCGCCTTTCGTTCACTGCAAATCACTTTGCGTGGGCTCAGGCATTTATGCCGCTCGGCATACGTCCGACAATGGGGGTCGGTTGTTTTTGGGATCAGGTGAATACTCGAGTAATGGAGACGTTCATTGACTCTTGCGAGTATTTACTTCTCACAGACTACGACAGTTTTTTTACGAGGCAGGACCTTGAGCAGTTAATGGCTCTGGCATTTACGTTTCAGTGCGACGCCATCACGGGCCTGCAGACGAAACGCGAGGACGGCAGGCCGATGCTCACGTTGCTTGGCACGCTGGACAATCCGCCAGATGACGGCCACACGCAGGTACCAAAAGAGTGGTTTGCCGAGCCCGTGCAGGAAGTCGATACCGCCCATTTCGGCTGCACAATCATCAGCACTGCCGCACTCAAGCGAGCCAAGAAGCCTTGGTTCTGGAGCAAGCCGGACTCTGGCGGCTCGTGGAACGATGGCAGGATTGATCCTGACATCTACTTCTGGCGGAACTGGCGAGACAGCGGCAACCGCGTCTTCGTCTCGCCGCGTGTCGTTTTGGGCCATGGCGAGTACGTCGTGACGTGGCCCGGCAAGAACCTTACTGCCCCTGTTTTTCAGTGGACTACTGAGTTCACGAACACGGGCAAACCGCCAGAATCTGCATGGAGTGTGGGCTAATGCCGAAGATTGTGTTTACCCGCGCGTGGCGTGGCTACCGCAAGGGGCAAGTGGCTGAGCTTCCTGGCGGGATCAGCACGCAGCTGCTCGCTCAGCGTGTCGCTGTAGAAGACAACCAGCCGTCGCTAATCGAAACGGCTGCCCTTGAGCACGACGTAGAAACCGCAGACGCCACCCCAAAGCGAAGAGGCCGCCGTGCAGTATCGAAGCCTGACTCGACAGACGCCGCCAGCCGTTGAGCCCGTCACGCTCGCGGAAGCAAAGGCCCACCTGCGGGTTGATACGAGCGGCGATGACGCATACATCGGCACGCTGATCACGGCAGCCCGAGAATGGTGCGAGCAATACCTAGATCGCACGCTGGTGAATACGCAGTGGGTGATGCGGTTTGACTCGTTCCCGCCAGACGGCACGCACGACATCGAGTTACCACGGCCGCCCATGGCGACGGCCGGCACGACCACGGCGGTGGCCCTGACGTTCACCTACGAGAACGGCACGACAGCCACCTACTCCACAGCCAGCTACCGCGTGGACCGCAGCAGCACGCCAGGGGCGGTGAAGACTTTGTACGGCCAGACGTGGCCGCCGCACCTAATGGATGACAACGCCATCAGCGTGACGTGGTGGGCCGGCTACGGGGCTGCCGGCTCAAGTGTGCCTGCTGCCATTCGCCACGCCTGCCTGATGCTTGTGGGCCACTGGTATGAGAACCGCAGCACGGTGCTCGTGGGCAGCATCAGCAAGCCGCTGGAGTTCGCTGTTGAATCGCTTCTCTCGTCACAGAAATGGGGCAGCTACCAATGAGCCTAGAAGGACGCATCAACGTGGACGTGCTGTTCCACGACAAGGACGGCACGGCATCGCTCAAAGTGGTGAGCCTGCAGGACTCGCGGGCCTACACCACTGGCAAGGTTGCGGTGATCACTGGGACGCTGGGCACGGCGAGCTCAACAATCACACACACTGGCTCGTTTCGTGGTGCTGACGGCGAGTACGTTTCTATTCAGTCTGTTGACTACGCCGTCTTTCGCTTTGACGGCACGGGCGGAAGCTTCAAGCGTCTGGCGATCGGCAATGCCACCATCAGGTCAAACGACAGCATCGTGGCTGCTTCCTGCGTCGGCGGTGACGATACCGGGCAGTTCACAATCAGCGGAAACCAAGGAAGCACGGGCACCTACGCCGTCGTGCTCTACGGCACATGATTGACGCCGGCAAGCTCCGCGAGCGCGTGACGGTGCAGCAGGCGTCCGAGTCTCGGAACGCTCTCGGGGAAACCGTGCTCTCGTGGGCCACGTTCGCTGAGCGATGGGCAAGCGTGGAAGGCGTATCGTCCCGCGAGCTTTTGCAGTACGGGCAGCAGCAGATTGAGGTTTCGCACCGCGTCCGCATTCGGTGGCTGGACGGGCTGACGCAATCCATGCGGATCGTCTGGCGTGGCCGCACGCTGGAGATCGTCAGCCTGCTTGAGCACGGGAACCGTAGCGAGCACGAGCTCGTCTGCCAGGAGGCCGCCTAGATGGCCATTGCTGGCGTCAACCTTTCTATTGATTCGTCAGAACTGCTCAAGCTGCAGGCTTCGCTTGGCAAGGTGTTTGATAACGCCGGGCTCGCGGACATTCTTGGCGATGCTATTGAGAAAGCGTTGGAGCCAGCAAAGCTGCGGCTGCGAGAGAACACGCCAGCCGGGCCTACTGGCAATCTCAAGCGTGCCGTGAACATGAAGATCGTGAGGTACAAGGACAGCGGCGTGGCCGTGGGCCTGCTTGGCTACAACCGTGCTGGCCAAGGCAAATCAAAGAGCGCTGCCGGCGGCACGGTGCAGGCTGGCCCTGACAGGGCTTTTCATCAATGGTGGCTTGAGTTCGGCACCAAGCAGCGAGTGATTGCCAAGCTCTCAAACAAGCCCTACCAACGAAAGGCTCACCAGAGAACGATGAAGTCTGGCAAAGTGGCCAGCATCAAGGCTCACCAAGTCTCTGGGCAAAACGCCTACATCGCATCGTCATACAGTGAGCTGGGGCAGTTCAAGATGATGAAGACGCCCCGCCCTCCACGAGGAGAGAGCGGCCATCGAGTGCAGACAGATCCTGCCTACCCGAATGCGTTCTTTCAGAAATCCACAAAGCCAATCGTCATTCCTGCCATGAATCCTGGCGGCAGCGGGGAGCCGCCGCTGCGAAAGACTTGGAACGAGTACCAAGGCAAGGTGGCTGAGCGGCTCACGTCGGAACTGCGGATTTCTCTTGAGCGTGCCTTGGACGCGCTCACGTACACCAGCACCGGCAGCGTCACTGGTGCCACCATCCAGGCCGGAGGCTAGCCGTGCTGAAGTCACCAGAGCAGGCAGCTGCTCGAGCACTGATTGCAGATCCCGCTGTAGCCATGATTCTTGGCCAGCGTATCTGGCCCGTGATCGCACCGGCGTCTGCGTCCCTGCCGTTTGCCACCTGGCGACGCACTGGCGTCAGCCGCTCGCAAGGGCTCTCAGGCCCGACAGGTGCCACGTCTGTGCAGTTGGCTGTGGACGTGTTCTCAACCACATACGAAGAGGCCCGCGAGGCCGCCGACAGAATCCGTTCAGTTCTGGATGGATGGGGCGGGCAAGTGACAGACTACGTAAGCGTTCGGAACGTGAGCCTCGAAACTGAGTCTGACGGCTTCGTGCAACTCGCTGGCGGTGACTTACCGCCCGTTTATCAGGTGACGCAATCCTTCTCAATCCTCTGGCAGGAGACTTAGCAGATGGCCTTTGAAACTCCGCATGATGGTGCTGGCACAGTCCTGACCTTCAACGGCACCGCCTATACCGTCACCAGCGTGGTTGTCAGTGCCACCGACCCGACTGCCGCCGATGACAAGATTGCCGTTTCGCATCTTGGCCAGACTGCTGGTGAAACCGCTAAGACTCTTGACCTTCCGCTTGCTGGTGCGGCCTCTGGCGAAACCGGCCGCAGCGTCACGTTTGACTACATCGGAAAGACTTTCATTGCTGACAAGAGCACTGGCTCTTTTGTGCTCACCATCGGCGGTACGGCGCTCTCTGGCGTGAGCAGCAAAGTTGGAACGGTCACGAGTTCAACGCTGACGCTCGCCACGCAGGACGCCATCCGAGGCCAGGCGACGATCAAGCTCGAGCGGTAAGCCAGACGGAGGCCCGTCATGGCTGACTACTCAGCGGGCGTCACGGCTACGTGGAACGGCACCAACTTCGGTGAGGTTACGGAAATATCCGTAACGCACGGTGGTGCTCTTCCATTGGCTCGCGCCAGTACGTGGACGCTTGACATTGGCACTATAGAGATGAAGTGCCTAACCACGGCGAACATCTCCACGGCCAACTACGGCAAGCGCTCGCTCGTCACCATTGCCGGTGGCGGGCTTGCTTATCGCGGCACTGCAGTGCTTGAGAAGTTCACCATGGCTGGCGTGGTCAATGACGTGACGCGCTACGCAGTCACGCTACGAGTACAAGGCTAGGAGAAACCATGAGCCTCAGCGTTGCAGACCTTGCCAAGCAGATCCTTGATGCCGATGACTTGCCGATTCTCAAGGTGACGGTGCGCGAATGGAAGGGCGGAGACGGCAAGCCGCTCGTGCTCGGCGTGCGAGTCATGACCGTGGAAGAGCGTGACAGCTACGAGAAGGAGTGGGTGGGCAAGAAGGAGACGGGCATCGACAACTTCCGGACGAAGTATCTGGCCCGCTGCCTGTGCCATCCCGAGAGCGGCGAGCGTCTCTTTGACGAGGCCGGCATCGAGCAGCTGGCGAAGAAGTCAGCCGCCATCGTGTCGAAGCTCTTCGAGAAGGCGCTCAAGCACAACAACATGACCGAGACAGACGTGGAGGAACTCGCAAAAAACTAAGCGTCCGCCCGACGAGGCGTTTCCTGTTTCGTCTGGCGGGGCACTTGGGAATGACGGTGAGGGAACTGTCTCGCCGCATGGATTCGCAGGAACTCACGGAGTGGATTGCGTTCACTCGCTACTACCACGCTCTTCCTGATCCATGGCGGCAGACGGGCCTGCTGACGAGTGCCGTGCTTGCACCGTACTCCCAGCAAGGCAAGGCACCAAAAGCAGACGATTTCAACCCGATTGAGAAACCACCCCAGCACGCAGACGAGATGAAGCGGGAGCTGCAAAAGCTCCTGGCGTTTCCTGAGTAAGCCATGGCCACCATCCTTTCACTTGCTCTTAAAGTAAACGCCGACGCCTCTGGCGTGGTGAAGAACCTGACGCCGGCTGAGCGGGCGCTGGAGAATCTGGCCAAGCAGGCGAGTAAGGCCACGTCTGCATTCGATGTGCTGGCGAAAGACAGTCAGGCGGCGGCCGATGCCCAGGCCGCTCTGAATGAGAAGTTCAACACGCTGGCCAAGCAGCTGCAGGGCGGGCTCAACGCCCAGGCATACGCAGATCAGTTTGCATCCTTGCAGGAAGAAGTGCGACAGACTGCGGCAGCCTTTGAAGATGGAGCAAAAGCCACCCTCGCTCTTCGCACTGAGCAGCAGATACATGCAGACGAACTTGAGCGACTCAGCAGCTTGCACCAAGTGGGTGCAATTGATGCCGAGACCTACGCGAGAGGCATTTCAGAAGCCGACGCCGCTCTTAAGAAAGCGACAGACGCCGCCAGTAAGCTTGCCGACCAGACAGCAAAGGCAGCCGCTCAAGGGCTCAAGTTTAACG